TAGTTACGCTAAAGGCAGCAAGAAGAAAAAGAAGAGTAAGTAATGGGGCAGCTTAAACAGTGGCGTGACCAGCAGTGGGTTCGTATCGACAGTGAAGGAAACATTGCTGGTGAATGCGGCACGTCGAAGAACAAAAAGAACCCAGACCGCTGCTTACCTAGATCTAAGGCGCAGTCACTGAGTCAGTCTGAACGTGCTACTACGGCACGTAAGAAGAAAAAGGCCGGTGCTAGCGGGCAGCAGGTGGTGTCTAATACCCCTAAAGCCAAAGTTAGAGTGGCAAAAGCTGGGGGTCAGATACGCGCTAACCACCGAGGTTGTGGTGCAGTAATGAACAACAGGCGTAAAAAGACCCTGTACGTATAGGAACAGACAATGGCTACATCTGGAACAACAGCATTTGATATGGACTTCACCGAGATCGCTGAAGAGGCGTGGGAGCGTGCAGGCCGTGAGATGCGTTCTGGATACGATCTACGCACTGCCAGACGTTCCATGAACTTGATGACCATTGAGTGGCAGAACCGTGGCATTAACATGTGGACGATTGATGAAGGCACGTTAAGCCTCACGCAAGGTACTTCTGAGTACACGCTACCTGCGGACACCATAGATTTGTTAGAGCAGCAGATTCGTACAGGCAGTGGTAATGTAGCTACGCAGTCAGATTTAACTATGAGTCGTATCAGTGTTAGTACGTATGCTTCTATACCTAACAAGTTAACCCAAGGCAGGCCGATCCAAGTGTTTGTAGAACGCCTGCGAGACGCTCCAAAAATCAACGTATGGCCCGTTCCAGACAACGACGACTATGTATTTTACTATTGGCGTATGCGCCGTATAGAGGACGCAGGAGGCGGTGTAGCGACTGCNGATATGAACTTCAGGTTCTTTCCGTGTTTGGTTGCTGGGTTGGCGTACTACATATCTATGAAAGAGCCAGAGCTTATGGCACGGGTACCCATGCTAAAAGACGCTTACGAAGAACAGTTTGCTTTGGCGGCTGGAGAAGATAGGGATAAGACCGCTGCACGCTTTGTGCCGCGCATCAGTTATGTCTAATAGATTTGCATCTACTAAAAAAGCTATTGCTGAATGTGACATTTGTGGATTTCAGTATAAGCTACGTGAGTTAAAGAACTTAATACGTAAAGGGCGTGATACAAACCTAAAGGCGTGTCCTACTTGTTGGAACCCCGATCAGCCGCAGCTAAAGCTAGGTGAGTTCCCAGTAGATGACCCGCAAGCCATACGCGACCCAAGACCTGATAGGAGTTTAGGGGTAGCGGGGGCTAATAGCAGTAGGCAGATACAGTGGGGGTGGAATCCTGTAGGAGCAGGTGATGATCCCTTCGGATTAACTCCTAACGACTTAGTAGCAACAGGGCAAGTCGGAACAGTAACAGTGACAACAACTTAGAGAATAGCTATGAAAGAAGATAGTAAAATCAAAAAGGTAAAAGACGCGCCTAAGCCTGATATGAAAGGCGTTAAGACCACTGGAATCAAAGTTCGTGGTACAGGCGCTGCTACAAAAGGACTTATGGCCCGTGGCCCTATGGCGTAAAGCATGAACTACACCGAGCTAAAAACAAACATTGAGGACATTTGTGAGCTTACGTTTACGGATGACCAGCTCGCTATGTTCACGAAACAAGCGGAGCAGAAGATATATAACGCTGTGCAGATACCCGCACTGCGTAGAAATGTTACTGGAACTATGACAGCAAGTAACGTATATCTAACTGTTCCTACGGATTTTCTTTACGTATATAGCCTAGCAGTCATAGACGGTAGTGGTAACTACACGTTTCTATTGGACAAAGACGTTAACTTTATACGAGAAGCCTACCCTACAAGCGCAGCGGCTGGACTACCCAAGCACTACGCTATATTTAACGACGAGTCGTTTATTCTTGGCCCAACGCCAGACGTTAGCTATTCAACCGAGCTGCATTATGGGTATTACCCAGAGACTATTGTCACCGCAGGTACAAGTTATCTAGGAGATGAGTTTGACTCAGCACTGTTGAATGGCGCTTTGGTTGAAGCCATACGGTTTATGAAAGGTGAACCTGATATGATTGCGCTTTACGAGAAGATGTACGTATCAGCTATGTCATTACTCAAGGTGCTAGGTGACGGTAAGCTACGCTCTGACGCATATCGTTCTGGACAAGCTAGGCTAACGGTGCAGTAAGAAGTCATATGTTGTTACAGACTCCGCAAATAGAAGTAGGTGATGTTTTCGTTACCACTACAGAAAACAAAGGACATGATCCCGAGTTTTGGGCAAAGGCTGCATCAGACAGAATTGTTAGTGTCGGTGGAAACTGTCATCCTTTGATTGCCCAGCAAGCTGAGGCTTTTAAGCAGTCTGTGGAAACAACGGTAAGTCTTTATATTAAAGAAGCGATCAAGAGCGATAGAACAACATTGATCGCAGAACTAGAAAGACAAGGTCATGGCGACATGGCGAATATAATCAGGAGTCTGTAATGGCGATAACAACTGCAATGTGTACTAGCTTTAAGAAAGAGCTTATGGAGGCAGTGCATAACTTCAAGAACTCTGGCGGCAGCACATTTAATCTTGCCCTGTATACAAGTTCCGCAAGTCTAGGGGCAGCAACCACTGCCTATACAACGTCAAATGAGACCTCTGGCACGGGCTATACGGCAAAGGGTGCCGCCCTTACTCGCGTTGACCCTACTACGTCAGGCACTACGGCGTTTACAGACTTTGCAGACGTAACCTTTAGTTCAAGCAGTATTACTGCACGAGGCGCGTTGATTTTTAATGAGTCAGCATCTGGTGATCCCGCTGTATGCGCGTTAGATTTTGGCGGCGATAAAACGTCTAATGCGGGGGACTTTACTGTCCAGTTCCCTGTAGCAGACGCATCGAATGCGATTATTCGCATCGCATAGCGAGTAACATGTGGCAGATTTAGCTGGATGGGGCAGAGGTACTTGGGGCGCAGGCCCGTGGGGTGAAGTAAACCCTGCTACGGTTACCGGTGTCGTAGGTACCGGCGCTGCTGGAACAGTTACTGTTGGGCTGGGACAAACGATTGTCCCAACGGGTGTTGCAGGTACTGCGTCAGTTGGTAGTGTAGCCGTTGCATTACCCGGCGTGGCTATCGTAGTTGGAGTTTCGGCGACAGGGGAAATAGGGTCTTCTGTTAATGTTTGGGGTTTGGTAGACACCTCTCAGACCCCAAATTGGGAAGAAGTAGCCTGATGGTTAAGCAAGTTATTAAGGGTTCAGAAAAGCCCAAGACTAAAAGTCGGAGAAGATAGATGGCAACTTACGTTAACGATTTACGGCTCAAAGAGATTTCCACAGGCGATGAGTCAGGAACTTGGGGCACCAGTACGAATACAAATTTGGAGTTGATAGCTGAGGCATTTAGTTTTGGCACGGAAGCTATTACGACGAATGCTGATACTCACACTACCACTATTGCTGATGGTTCTACTGATCCGGGCCGTTCGCTGTTCCTGAAGTACACCGGCACTTTAGATAGCACTTGTACGATCACGATAGGGCCGAACACGATCAGCAAACTGTGGTTGATTGAGAACGCAACCAGTGGCTCACAGAGCATCATAATCAAGCAAGGTAGTGGTGCTACGGTCACAATTGCTAACGGCTCCACGAAAGCGATCTATAGCGATGGCGCAGGGGCGAGTGGCGCGATGGTCGATGCTTTCGTTGACCTTGATCTGACAGGTACGACTACGGTTGCGGCATTAACCGCTTCTGGGGCTTCTACGCTGTCAGGCGGTGCAACAATCTCTGGTACTACAGCCGTTTCTACGCTTACTGCTTCTGGAAATGCGACAATCTCTGGGAATGCGTCAGTCACTGGAAATGTAACTGCTGCAAACGTAAACGCCGATGCTACGGCAGGAGTGTATGGCAGTTCTTCCAGCCCTGTAGTATTTACAGTTACAGTAGCCTCTAAAACTTCGGCGCATCCGTATAACGGAGATGGAAGTAGTTCAGGTTATTTCTTCGACGGGATTGAGTCCCCTGCGATCAGCCTGCATGGTGTAGACAGCGTCACAGCTAACAGTGAATACGTTTACCGTTTTGACCAAGCAGACGGGTCAAACAGTGGTCATCCTTTGTTGTTTTATATGGATGCCGCTAAAACGACAGCTTACACCACAGGCGTAACAACTAACGGTACTCCGGGAAGTGCAGGAGCTTACACACAGATAGCAGTAGACAGAGAAACGCCCAGCGTTCTTTACTACCAGTGTTCAAGCCACGCTTACATGGGTAACTATGCCTACAACGCAGCTTCTACTAACTTAAATGGCATCAAAATGCCGACGGCTGATGGAAGTTCGGGCCAAGTCTTATCAACTAACGGCTCGGGAGTGTTATCTTTTGCCACCGTTGGTGGGGCATACAATTCTTGGCTTGTCAAAACCAGCGCATATACTGCTGTGGCTGGGGATCAAATTATTGTCAATAGCGCAAGTGCAACCACAATAACGCTGCCTGCTTCTGCAAGTGCTGGAAATACAGTAATTATTAAGGCCACAGGTGGCGGAACCGTAACCATTGGGCGTAATTCACAGAATATAAACTCAACGGCGGCTGATGGAACCATAATAAGTGGAGGTGCTTCTCAGCTTGTATTTGTAGACGCTACAGTTGGATTCTTAGAAATTTAAAGGAGAAGTCAGATGGCAGTTATTTTAGGTGCAAAGCCTTCACTACCCACAACACAGTTTGTTATAGGTGAGTCAAAGACTTTTACATCGCCGTTAACAGGCAGGATCAAAGTCATCATTACTGGTGGTGGAGGTCAAGGAGCGTTTGTTGCTAACAATAGCAGTACAGGAAAAGCTAATTATGGCTCTGGAACAGGCGGCGGTGCGGGTGGCTATAGTGAAAAAACTTTTGCTGTAACAGCAGGAGAAACCTTCACGGTCACTATTGGCGCTGGAGGCGCTACTACGCTTGCAATGAATGACATTAACTCCACAAGAGTAGGCAACGACGGCAACAACACTAGCTTTGTTACTGCTTCCGCAGCGGTGTCTGTAAACATGGTTGCTAATGGTGGCGGTGGTGGGCAAATGCAGTCCGGGGGATCAGGTAGTGCTCATACTGTTGCTGGAGGAACAGGTGGCACTGCTAGTGGTGGTGACTTTAATTACACCGGCGGTGCTGGTGGGACTGTTACACGAGTTGCAGGTAACGGTAGCAGTTGCGTGGTTACAGGCGGAGGTGCTGTTGCTCTTTACGGTACGGCATTCCGTGGCGGGAATATCTCAGTTACTGCTGCGCTTGGAGATGTATACTATGCGGCAGCTAGTGGTGGTGGTGGCATTGGCGGAATTGGAGGTGATCTAACGATTACCGCCAGCGGTGTTACCACTGGCACAATAGAGCCAATATTTATAAGTGATGGTGGTAGCACCACAAAAGCTGGTGTTTCATATCAAGGCGCTAGTTCCTCTTTTTTTGATGGCGTTTACACATCAGGAGCGCCAACATCATCAGCCACAATTAATCAGCTTGACGCACAAAGCACCGGCGGGCCATCAGTGTACGCAACAGGCGGTGCCGCACTGAATGCTTATGCTGGTGGGTATGGTGGCGGAAGTGGTGGAGCAGTACATACACCAGATGGGGCGTACTACCACAATCATTATCCAACCGGCGGTTATGGCGGGGGCGGAGCATCATCATACATACTAGGTTCTGGTGACTACAGTGGCTCTACACCTATAAGAGCAAGCGGGGGCGGTGTCGGTGGTGGCGGCAGCGGTGCTTGGAATGGGCGCTTTAGCCAGATGACATCTGCATCAGGCCGTGAATGGGCACCCGGTGGCGATGGCGTTTGTATCATCATGTTCGTTTAACGGAGGCTACAATGGCTATTTATATTATAAAGAATGAAAGCAACGAAGAAGTTAACCGCATTGTAGCTGACGTATCGTTTGTTGAGGCAAACCATGCTGGTAGATACGAAGAGGCTATTCCTGCCCAAAGTCCTGTGCCAGCAGAATCAACAGCCCGTAACTGGCGTAATGAAGAGCTAGAGGCTACGGATTACATCGTACCTTTATCTGACCATCCGCAGCGAGCAGCATACATGACGTACAGGACTGCACTACGGGATTGGCCCAGCACGTCAGATTTCCCAGACACTCGTCCAACTTTAGGGGATTAGCATGGGTTTACTAATTGACGTATTTCATGGCGTGACCTTTGCCATAGCATTGTCAGCAGTGCTCTGCGCTACAACGTCCCCGCCAAACAACGAGTGGGCGAAGAAAGCGTATCGGATTATGAATATCATCGCTTTCAACGTCTGGAAGTCTGAAGACAAGTAGCACCCTGTGGACATAGGGTCAGTCAGCGACACTGCTCAGGTAAGCTGGAAGCAGGTAGCGGTTCAGAAGCAAGAGCGCCTGCGAACGGGTGCCGAGGGTGAGACTGTGCGGGAAACTGTCGAGACGATCATTCCCACGATCTATACCAAAGAAGGCAATAAAGTAGAGGCGCAGCCACTTGCGCCAACCCAAAGAGTGAATATATCGGTATGAGCGACAAAGGCGAACAAGCATTAAACGAAGTCAACGCCCATGAGCGCGAGTGTGCGCTTAGGTATGCTCGTATCGAAGAGCGTTTGTCTGAAGGCTCTGCCAAGTTTAAGCACCTAGAAAAACTGATATACGGACTGTATGCACTGATTGCAGCGGCTGCATTGCCGCAGTTCTTCATTGGCGGCTGACCATGATTGGTGAAATCGCTGCTATCGTGGCTGGCGTGAACGCGGCTACAAGTGCGATTAAGCAGGTCGCTGAGACCACCAACGACATCCAATCAATCTCGGGCTTCCTATCTGCGCTAGGCGGTGCAGAGGTAGAGCTTCAACGCGCTCAAAATGAGGGCAAGCTGTCCGAAGCGGATGCCGTAAAAGCGGCACTAGCCAAGAAGCAGATTCAAGAAACCATGAGGGAAATCAAGGATCTGTTTACCGTTAGTGGTAACGGGCAGCTATACCAAGAAGCGATGCAGGCTATGGCAGAGGCCCGCAAACAGAAGCAGCTTGAGTTGGCTAGAGCAGCGGCTAGAAAGAAGAAGTTTTGGAAAGAGGTTAAAGAATACGCCGCTATCTTTGGGGTCTTGTTGATTCTTCTACCCATGACGCTGGCGTTATTGCTTGGTTGGTTAACGCGATGATGGCTTTTTTGCTTGTCGTGGTCGTGAACGGGGAGCCGATAGAAGATCAGTTTTACTTCCGCGACATCACGCGGTGTAACACGTTTGCTTACTACGTCAGCACAGGTAAAACTAAGATAAACAACCGCTATCAGATGCAAGAGAACATAACCGCGTACTGCATCCCGAAGCGAGTTGCAGCNAACACGAANACATGGGACTGANATGGCAGCTAAAAAATTACAAGAAGGTAGTGAGTACGCTGAATACGATGCCGATGGCGACGGCGTGGTTTCTGACGAAGAAATAGAAACTAGCAAAGAGTTGTTAGAGCTAAAGCTTCACCATGAGCGTGCGGATGCACAACGCGCCATGAGTTGGTTTGCGCTGTGGGGAATGCTTTTGTACCCATCGCTGGTGGTCGCATCGGAGTTTTTCGGTCTATCTCAAGCCGCAAAGATCTTGGGCGATATGGCAGCAGTCTATTTCGTCTCTGTTGCAGGTATACTGGCGGCGTTCTTTGGTGCTCAAGCGTGGTCAAGCAGGAGATAAGATGTATCACTATAAGGCTAAACTTGTCCGGGTCATTGATGGAGACACCATAGATGTGGACATTGATTTGGGCTTTGACGTGTGGCTGAAGAAGCAACGCATACGGCTCGCAGGCATTGACGCACCGGAGTCCCGCACTAGGAACAAGGCTGAGAAGGTCTTAGGGCTGGCGGCTAAAGCACGGCTTGTAGAGCTTTGTTCTGCTGAAATGCAAGTAGAATCCCTCGGCAAAGGCAAGTATGGCCGCATTTTAGGCATTCCAAAGACCTCCGAAGGTGCCAGCATGTGCCAGATCCTGATCGATGAAGGCCATGCCGTTGAGTATTGGGGCGGTAAAAAAGTTAAGGTTTGGGTGTAACTACGTAGACGAATAGCAGATAAGGGGCAGATTATGAGCATTGTTGCATCGTTAGTAGGGCCGGTTACGGGGCTATTGGACAAGTTCATTGAGGACAAGGATCAGAAGAATGCCTTGGCCCATGAAATTTCCACCATGTCGGAGCGTCACGCGCAGCAGATTGCTCTTGAGCAGATAGAAGTTTTGAAGCTCGACGCAAAGGGGAATTGGTTTCAATCGTCTTGGCGACCGCTTGCGGGTTATACATGCGTACTGGGGCTAATGGTGAACTTCTTAATTTCGCCTATCGCAGCAGGGTTTGGCTTAATCATTCCTCAAGCCGATGCTGGCGTGATGATGCCGCTTCTTCTTGGTATGTTGGGGTTGGGCGGCGCTAGATCA